TGCAGATGCAATGGACCCAACAGGTGCAGGTGGTGGTAATGTAGGTACTGGACAGGCTCCTGTACCGGGTGAACAAGGATTTAGTGCAAATGGACAAGGAAATACTCAGCAAGCTGAAGCCGCTGGTCAGCAACAACCGCCAATGGGACCACTTCAGTAAGTACATAGATATGCTAATTGAGCAACAGCATCGTACACTAGAGCAAGGTGATAGCACAATACTAATGCACCGTGCGCAGGGAGCAATTGCGGTGTTGCGTAATATTAAAACATTAAGGGATGCAGTTAATGGCTAAAATGGCAGAACAAATGGAACTCTTTGAGCCAGTAGAACGTGGCTTTAATGATGGTGGCCTTATGGATGAGGGTGGCACAGTAGACCCTATATCTGGTAATGATGTACCACCCGGTTCTACACAAGAAGAAGTACGTGACGACATTCCTGCTCAACTTAGTGAAGGTGAGTTTGTTGTACCCGCAGATGTAGTGCGCTACGTTGGTCTTGAAAACTTAATGCGTATGCGTCAAGAAGCAAAGCAAGGCTTGGCACAGATGGAAGCTATGGGTCAGATGGGCAATAGCGAAGAAGCTACCGTAGAAGATGATATGCCATTTGATATGTATGACCTTGACGTGGAAGATGAAGGTAGTTTAAATATGCAAACAGGTGGTATAGTACCTACCTATAATCCACAAACAGGAACATACACTATGCCGGGAACAGGTATGGGTGGTTTTCAACCAAGTCAACAAACACCTAACACGGGATACACGCCGTATACAGGCACACAACCATATATGCAACCTCTGCAATACACGGGGACACAATATACTACAGCAGATCAAACTACTAACATACCTACCTTTGGTGAGATGGTTGGCTCAGGCTATCAAGGTTCAGAGTTACGCACTTATGTAAATGACGCTGGTCAAGTATTGCAGATACCATTTGTAAATGGTAAACCCGTGTATCCTATTCCCGAAGGATATACATTGCAAGGTGATCAACCTAAACAAGAACAACCTGTTACTAAATTAAGTGGACCAACTACTACCGTTAGAGATGACGGTGGTAAGGATATGCCTGATGTACCTACTTCTACTACTACCTCTACTACATCTTCTTTAAGAGATTTGTTTGGCAGTAAAACAGAAGAAACTTATCCGGGTTTAGATTCTTTTGATTCTTTTGCGGAATCAGGTTTAAACCCATCTAATGCATTTGGTGGAAGTAAATATGGTACACAGAGTTCTGCCTACGCAAAAGCTGTTGCTAGTTTAGGTTCTAATCAGCTTGGAAGTGCTTCACCTCTAGCTGGACTTGCAAGTGGAGTAGGAAAAGAACTTGGTTATGCTGATGAAGCATATAATCCACTTGAGGAGCAGTCTATTGGTGCTAAAGTGACAAGGGGACTTTCATTTGGCGATAGAGCAGTAGCAGGTAATCAAGCTAGGAATACAGCACTAGAGGCTTTAGGGATGATTGACCCAAATCAAATGTATTCTAAGGCTCAAGCTGATTTTGTAGGCGGTGCTATGACTGCTGCAATGGAAGCACAAAAAGTGGGGGCGGATGTTACAGAAGCTGTTCAAAATTTCATGTCTAGCCCGTCACAATTCCAAACTGCAGCAGTAACAGTAAGACAAGTAGCACGTGCTTATCTTACAAGTAAACCAGACATTGAAGGATATAGAGATGTAATGAGTAACTATGATTTGTCAAATTTAGATACGCTTGAAACTCTAACTAGGCTTGAAGGCAAACAAGACATTAGAGCTATAAACGAAGCACTTGAAGCTGAGTTTGGTTCAAGCACTGATTTTTCTATAGACTCAGACACCTATGATAATTTATCAAAAAATGTTAAAAACAAATATAACTCTTATAAGTCAGCCGCTACTCCCGGTGCTACGCCTACGCATAATCTTACTAGGGCAGCTAGGATGAGAAAAGATAGAGCGATTGCAAATAAAAAACAAGTAGAAGAAATAACAGCATCTGTTAAAGCTTTAAATAAAGCTGAAAAAGAAAGAGCAGAACGTGAAGCAGCGGTAAAAGCAGCTAGAGCAAAAGCAGCAGAAGCAGCAGGGTATCAACCGGGTAAAGACTACAGTGATGAAAAAGAGGGCAGTTTTGCTGGATTAAGTAAAGATGAAGCAAAGTCTGCAGCAATGGGCAGTAACCCCGGCGATAAAAGTGTTTTAGCAAAAGGCGGTTTAGCCACACAAATGAAGCACAGTGGATTAGCTTCTAAAAAATAATCCACAATCAGTTGGCTACTCACTCCCCACACCCGACAGTGTGGCTACAGTGGCCCCAACAAAAGGAAGTACACAATGGCAGAACAAGCTATTATGGCAGAAGAAATGAAGCCTGAAAAGAAGATTGCGTTTGCAAATCGTAAATACACTAACGAAGAAAAGCGCAAGATGGAAGAAGAAGAACTAGAACAGTTGATGAAGGAACAAAAAGGTGAAGTAGAGCAAGAAGCTACTGCTGAACCAGAAGAAGCTGAACCTACTAGTGCAGAAGAGAAAACATTTAAGAAGCGTTACTCTGACTTGCGTAGGCATCAACAACAACAGTCTGAAGAGTTAAAGAAAGAGATTGAAGCACTTAAATCTCAACTTAGTAAAGCTGCACAGAAAGAAATGAAACTGCCTAAGTCTGATGAGGACATTGAACAGTGGGCAGCAGACTATCCTGATGTAGCAGCTATCGTTGAAACAATTGCAATGAAGAAAGCTAAAGAGCAATCTACTGCCCTTGAAGAACGAATGAAAGCAATTGATGAGTTGCAAACAAATGCTACTAAAGAAAAAGCTGAAGTAGAACTAATGCGCATACATCCTGACTTTGGTGAGATTCGTGACAGCGATGAGTTTCACGAGTGGGCTGATGAACAGCCTAAGTGGGTACAGGATGCATTGTATGACAATGACAATGACGCACGTTCTGCTGCTAGAGCAATTGACTTATATAAAGCTGACATGGGTATAGGAAAAGAAAAACCCAAGTCAAATAAAGATGCAGCTAAGTCTGTGTCTACAAAGAACTCACGTAGTAAGCCACAAGAAAACGAGGCAACTACATATCTAAAAGAGTCACAAGTACAGAAAATGTCTGCAGAAGAGTATGAAAAAAACTCTGACGAAATTATGGAAGCTATCCGTTCCGGTAAGTTTATCTACGATGTATCTGGTTCTGCTAGATGAGTATAATATATACCCCTAAAAAAGACATGGAACTATTTGCACCGTTTGGTCCAACGATGGGATATTATCGTATGCCAGATGATGTAGTAGATGAACTAAATGATAAAATGTCTACAAGACTAGATGACTATTCAGATCAACTAGTAGGTAAGGTTTCTGAAGAGTTAGCTTTTGATGATGAGATAAAGTTAATTGCTCAGAAAAGTTTAGGACAATTTGTAGGCAAGTATCAGAACTACACAGAGTATAGAAACTCTATGGGTGCAAAAACTCTGGATACAGAGAATAATAACTACGCACTGCAAGTAGTTTCGGGTTGGTTTGTACGCCAATTTGAAAATGAATACAACCCACTTCATATTCATACAGGGTCTAGGTTATCCTGTGTGGGTTATCTTAAACTTCCAGAAGGAATAGAAGAAGAGTGGGAAGAAGACTACAAAGATCATCATCCATCAAATGGTCATATACAGTTTGCTAGTGGAACACCTTCTGGTTATACATGCACAAACTTTATAATAAAACCGCAGGTTGGTGATTTTTATATCTTCCCATCACAATTGTTTCACTGTGTATATCCTTTCTATACTAAAGGTGAACGAAGGTCTTTTAGCATGAATATGAATTTTATTGAAGTGCCAAAAGAAAAAAGTATTGACAAATAGTTATTTATACGTATAACTATAGTCAGATTAGTGTATCTATATAGCGCAATATGGATACACTATAATACACAAACAGCCAAGCCTTACGGATTACCTGACAAACATGGCCCGTTGAATGGTAGGACGGCCATCCTATCAGAATACGCACCCAAGTGCATCAGCCTCCTGATTAGTCTTGCGAGTTTGTATCTGTAAAATGCTACATAGGAGATTTTAACATGGCATTTACTACTGCTAGTGGTTATGGTAATCTTCCTAACGGTAATTTTTCTCCCGTAATTTACAGCAAACAGGTGCAACTTGCTTTCCGCAAGTCTGCTGTTGCTGAAGCAATCACCAATTCCGATTACTTCGGTGAGATTGCTGCTATGGGTGATTCCGTTAAGATTATCAAGGAACCCGAAATTACAGTTAAGGCTTACGCCCGTGGTACAACCATCACGCCGCAAGACCTTGACGATGAAGATTTCAGCCTAACAATTGACAAAGCTAACTACTTTGCATTTAAGGTTGATGACATTGAAGAGGCACACTCACACGTTAACTTCCAGTCTTTGGCAAGTGATCGTGCTGCGTATCGCCTTGCTGACCAATTTGACCAAGACGTTCTTGGTTATATGTCAGGCTTTAAGCAATCTGCTCTGCATGGCGCAGCCAACACAGCTAACACAACCGTAAATGGTTCAGTCGCTGTTGCAACTGCTGGTACAGACGAATTGCTTTCAAGCATGAAACTGGACGCATCAGATTTTACTGATGGTGCAGGTTCTGCAGGTTCTGCAGGTGACGCTATTGCTATCCAGCCTCGTACTGGTGGCGCAACTGACGCAACTCCTGCTGCTGGTGACACTCACCCACTGACTTTGATTGCACGTATGGCTCGTCTTCTTGACCAGCAGAACGTGGACTCACAAGGTCGTTGGTTGATCCTTGATCCAGTGTTTATGGAAGTATTGAAAGACGAAGATTCTCGTTTGTTCAATGCTGATTTTGGTGGCGGCGGACTGCAAAACGGTCAAGTCTCCACGCAAATCCACGGCTTCCAAGTCTATCAGTCTAACAACCTACCTTCAGTTGGTTCTGGCCCGTCATTCGCTGGCACAAACAGTTCATCCAACTATGGTGTGATTGTTGCAGGACATTCATCTGCTGTTGCTACTGCAGAGCAGATTAATAAGACTGAAACTTACCGTGATCCAGATAGCTTCGCCGACATTGTTCGGGGTATGCATTTGTATGGTCGCAAGATTCTTCGTCCTGAAGCTCTTGTCAACGCCATTTACCACTTAGCGTAAGGGAGATTGAATTATGGCTTTAGGTGATAATACTACTTCCGTAGCACGTGGAAATGATGCACGTGGTCGTAAACCTTACTTGCTTTCAGCAGAGTTGAACTTTGCTACTGCTACAAGTGATAAAGGTACAGCCCTAGCTGCTAACGATGTTATTCCGGGTTTGACTATTCCTGCGAATACCCTTATCATGTGTGCTGGTCTTGAAGTAACGGCTGCTCATGCAGGTACTTCAACCGACACTGACTTTGATTTTGGTATCACAGGTGGTGACTTGGATAACTTCGTTGATGGTTTTGATTTTGATGGAGCATCAGTAGGTGACTATGCTTTTAAGGCAGGACAAACTCCTGTTCTTGTAGGCGGCACTGCTGACACCATTGACATCGAAATCCAAGCAATGACAGGTACAACAACAGGCGGTAAAGTCCGTATGTTTGCTGTCTGCATGGATGTAGACGATCCGGGTTCATTGGTTGCTAACGAAGTAGACCGTGATACACTCGCATAACGTAACGTGATGGGGCAGGGCAACTTGCCCCCTCACTTCTATTTAAGGAACTGTAAATGGCTACAACATTCTTACAATTAGTTAATCAAGTAAACAGGCGTTTGAACGAAGTTGAATTAACTTCTGCAAACTTTGCTAGTTCTGCAGGTTTTTATGCACATGCAAAGGACGCTATTAATGCATCTATTAGATATATAAATCAATCTGAATTTGAATGGCCTTTTAACCACACATTAAAAACGCAAACCTTGACGGCTAATACTAGCCGTTATTCTTTTCCTACAGATTGCAAAGTTATTAACTTTGATACCTTTAGAATTAAAGAAGACTCTACCTTGGGCAATAGTACAACACGTATAATGCCTATGACTTACGAAGAATATTTGGATAAATTTGTAGCACAAGAATATAATAGTTCTAGCTTTCAGGGTGTACCCACTCGTGTTGTACATGCCCCTTCTCTTGAGTTTATTCTTACGCCGGAACCAAATAAAGCATATATATTAGTATATGAATACTTTAATTTTACTGCAGACTTATCTGCACACGGTGATACAATAGTAATACCTGATAGATTTGCACATGTAATTGTGGATGGTGCAATGCACTATGCATATCTGTTTAGAGGTAATACACAAGATGCTTTGGTAATGAAAGAAAAATTTGACGAAGGTATTAAGTATATGCGTTCAATGTTGATTAATCGTACACGATATGTGCGTTCTTATATGATTCCGCAAAACACAGGTGGTGGTCTTAGGTACGGATATTCATCGGTAACATAGGGGTAATTTATGGCTGATGCATGGAAAACCTACGCAGTTGAGTTTCGTGGTGGATTAATAAGTAACCTGTCTCCTTTACAGCAGGGCATTAACGCACCGGGTAGCGCACGTATATTGCGTAACTTTGAACCATCTGTAGAAGGTGGCTATCGTAGAATAGAAGGTTACGATAAATACGATAGTGATTTGATCCCACCATATGGTGCGCCAAAGGTACACGGGGCAAGTCAAAGTGGTACAAGTCTTGTTATAGCTAATATACATCAGACACCTGTAGCTGGAGATGTATTATCATTCGCAGGTGGTGCAGTAGATGGCGCATCTCAGTCGGGTACATCACTAGCTGTAGATGGATTAGATGTTAAGCCTTCTGCTAATGATACGTTTACCATAGCTGGTGACTCTACTGTATATACTGTTAGCAGTGCTACTAACTTATCAGGATCAGATTCTACTTTAACAATTACACCTACACTAGCTGCTACACCTGCTGATGATGCAGTTCTTAGTTTTAGATATACAATAGCTGCAGGTGGTGTGATTTTTGCAGCGGCAACAAATAGAGCAACTCTTACACTATCACAGACGATGGTGCATAATCCGTCAGATCAAGATGATGTTACGTTTGTTTCAACCACACTAAGTTATTTAGCACTTGGAGTTGCAAGCTGGGAAAGTTCAGCTATTATCGCAAAGAACGATGATATATTTAGATCAGCAGGAACAGGGTTTACAAAAATAAATGTTCCTAATTATGGAACAACTTTAGTAAATGGTGCAAGTCAAACAGGTTCATCTCTTATTGTAGATGGTTTAACTGCAGCACCTCAAGCACAAGATCAATTTACAATTGCTGGTGTTGCAAAGATTTACACAGTAACAGCTACCGCAACAGTATCCTCTGGCGGTTCTACTCTGAGTATTGATCCTGCACTTGCGTCAAGTCCCGCTGACAATGCTGTATTAACATTTATATCTACAAGCAGAGAAGGTGCTTCACGTACAAGATTTGCTAAATATAACTTTAATGGCACACAAAAGATAGCACTAGTAGATGGAGTAAATGCTCCGGCAACATACGACACTGCTTTATTTACCGCACTAAATGATGCACCTGCAGATGTAAAAGGCGCATCGTTTGTATCTAATTTTAAAAATGCTTTATTTTTTGGTAAGGGAACTACACTTAATTTTACTGCACCTTATACTGACAGCGATTTTTCTGTAGCAAACGGTGCAGGTTCTATAAATGTAGGTTCACCAATTACTGGTTTAGAAGTATTTCGTGATCAGTTAATTATTTTTACTGAAGTATCCATACAAAGATTAGTAGGTAATACAATCGCAGACTTTACGCTGCAACCAGTAACTAATGATATTGGTTGTATTGAAAGCGACACCATACAAGAAGTTGGTGGTGATGTTATGTTCTTAGCACCTGATGGTTTGCGGTTATTAGGTGCAACAGATAGAATAGGCGACTTCGGACTTGGTGTTGTATCTAAAAATATACAGGATGATTTAGTTACCTTTATTTCAACTAATACAAACTTTACAAGTTGTGTTGTTAGAGAAAAATCACAATATAGAATATTTGGATATAATAATAATATTACCCAAGAAAATGCTCAAGGAATTTTAGCCACGCAGTTTGCAGAACAAGGTGGCGCAAATATGCAGTATTCAGAAACAAGAGGTATACGGGCATTTGTAGCGGATAGTAACTACCATTTAAATAACGAGGTTGTGCTGTTTGCAAATAATGATGGCTACCTGTATCAAATGGAATCAGGTAGTGACTTTGATGGTACGCCTATTACAATATCATTTGCTACGCCTTTTATTCCAATTGAAGACCCACGAGTACGAAAAACTTTTTATAAGATATTTTTGTATACTGATCCGCAAGGAAGCGTGGCATTTGATTTAAGTCTAAAGCTAGACTTTGACGAAGCAGGTACTGTACAACCAGCACCAATTAACATTCAAAACACACAGGGTACTGTTGGTTTCTTTGGTTCGGGAATATTTGGTACAACTTCATATGGTGCAAAGCTAGTTAAGCTATTTGAAAGTCAAGTAGTTGGTTCTGGGTTTGCAGTTTCATTTTTATTTGACTCAGCTACAGAAGCACCACCATTTTCTCTTGACGCATTAACAGTAGAATACGCCACTAACTCAAGAAGGTAAAACTATGGGAACAGGATATACCAGAACCGATTCAGCTAATAATATTGCTGACGGTAACGTAATTAACGCTGCTGACTTTGATGGCGAATATGATGCCATTGAGACAGCCTTTAATGCTACCAGTGGACACACGCATGATGGCACTGCTGCTGAAGGTGGGCCTGTTACTGTGCTTGGCCCAGTACAAGACTTTGTAGCCAGTTCAACAGAGATAAAACCAAAGACTGATAATACACTAGACATAGGTACATCCTCACTACAATTTAAAGATTTGTATCTACATGGTAAAGGATACATTGATGGCCTTGGTGAAACTTTATTAGTTGATACAGACAAAGCTATACAGTTTAGAGATACTGCACTAAGTATAAACTCTAGCACAGACGGACAGCTAGACATTGATGCAGATACAGAACTAGAACTTGTAGCACCTACAATTGACATAGACGCATCAACTGCCGTTACCATTGATACAACTACTCTTACTATTACAGGCGCAGCAAATGTTACTGGTGATCTTGACGTAGACAATATTAATATTAATGGTAATGCTATCATTAGCACAGACTCTAATGGTAACATTGACTTGACACCAAATGGAAGTGGTGAAGTTAATATAAGTAAAGTTGACATAGATAGTGGTACAATTGATAATGCGGTAATTGGTGGAGCCACTGCAGCAGCAGGTACATTTACTGCAATAGTTGGTGAGTCTGCTGCAATTGACAACATTACTATAGATGCAAATACTATATCTTCTACCAATACTAATGGTAATATTACACTTGATCCAGCGGGTACAGGTGTTATTGATATTCCTGCTGCAACTAAACTGCAAATACGTGACAGCGCAATATTTATTAACTCAAGCACAGACGGTCAACTAGACATAGATGCTGACGCAGAGTTAGAGATTACTGCACCTATTGTAGACATTGATGCATCGACATCTGTAAACATTAGCAACGATCTAAAACTAGACAGTGACGCTGCTGTTATTTCACTTGGTGCGGATAGCGAAGTTACCCTTACACATGAAGCAGATACAGGCATACAAGCTAGAGCAGCTTCCGGGTTTGAGCTTAACTTGCAAACAGGTGATACATCAGTTGAGTCTGGTAATGTATTAGGTAAAATTACTTTTAATGCTCCTGTTGAGGGAAGTGGCACTGATGCTATTCTTGATGGTGCAGCAATTGAAGCTGTAGCAGAAGATACTTTTGCTTCTGATAATAACTCGACAGCCCTTGTATTTAAAACAAATACATCAGCGGCTGCAACAGAACGTATGCGTATTAAATCTGATGGTACTATTGTTATGGACACACAAGTGGACATTGACAATATAACTATTGATGGCAATACTATTAGCAGCACAGATACCAATGGTAATGTAGTAATTGCTCCACATGGAACAGGTGATGTTCAACTAGATGCAGATACAGTACGTGTAGGTGATAACAATGCTAACGCAACTATTACAACTAATGGTACAGGCGACTTAACACTTAGCACTAATGCAGGTACAAACTCAGGTGTAATTACTATTGCTGATGCAGCTAATGGTAATATTTCTATAACGCCTAATGGTTCTGGCACAGTTGTCATGGACAAAGTTGACATTGGCGGTGGTGCTATTGATGGAACACCTGTAGGTGCTAACTCTGCATCTACTGGAGCTTTTACTGCAGTTGATGTAGACAATATTAATATTAACGGTAACACCATTTCAAGCACAGATACTAACGGCAATGTTGTTATTGATCCAGCAGGTACAGGCAATATTCACCTTGGTGTTTTTCATTTTGATGCAGATCAAAGTTCATTAACAGATAATCATGTATTGACATACGATAGTACTGGTGGTACAATACAGCTTGAAGCTATTCCGGCACCATCTATCGGTGGTAACTTATCCAGTGCTTTAAGCACTAATGGCGTTAACATTGAGTTAGGTGACAGTGGTGGAGCAACAGATGACCGCATACGGTTTGGTGATGGTGATGACCTAGAAATGTATTGGGATGGCACAGATGGGCATATTTCAATTGCTTCATCGACATTAAATATAGATGGTTCAGGTGAAACTTTAGCTAAGTTTATTGATGATGGTGCAGTAGAATTATACCACGACAATACTAAAAGATTTGAAACTGTTGCAGCAGGTGTACAGGTAACAGGAAGATCAACAAGTGCTAGTATAACAGAAGAAGATGATGGTAGTTTTGATCTATCTGCTAATAACAATTTTGTCTGCGTAACTGCAGGTAATGTAGAATTAACTTTTACAAATATCGTAGTGGGCCAATCTGGTAATATAAAATTAGTTGTTGGTTCTGGTCATTCTATCACTGCAAATGCCGTAGTAGGAATTAATGCTACTGCATTGGCTGCATTACAAACAGCAGGAACATACAATCTTTCTTACTACGTTCCGGGTGGCAATGCAGATGGAACCACATCAGGAACATCCGATGTTTTAGTGTCCGTATCAGGCGCACTGACTTCTGAAGGAGCATAAATGAGTCTTATTCAAGGAACAGGTGGTGGACTAGGTGGTGCAGGTGCGCCGGGTGGTTCGCTTGGTTCGTTTTACGGCCACACCATTGGTCAGTCTGTAAGATTTTCAGACAATCATCATTTAGATAGGACTGCCACAGCGGGCAATCAGTCAACATGGACTTTTAGTGCTTGGATAAAAAGAGCAGAACTTGGCACAACTCAATACATCTGGACTCCGTATGTCGGAGGCGATACCTCAAACGAGTCAGCCTTCAGATTTACAACCGCTGACAAAATCAATATTTATGATAGTGGGGCGAGTAGAGGTCAAGTTACAACTACCGCTGTTTTTCGTGACGTAAGTGCTTGGCTGCATTTGGTTGTAGTATTAGACCTTACAGAAAGCACCGCAACAGATAGACTTAAAATATATGTAAATGGAACCCTGCAAGCTATAACAACTAACAATGCAATCCCCACTTCTGTCTGGGGCTGGAACGCAAATAACGTTGTTCATCGTCTTGGGGGTTATGCAAGAAACACAACATCCAATCTTGTTGGATATATGGCTGAAGTTAATTTTGTTGATGGCACAGCTTTAACTCCAAGCACTTTTGGGGAGACAAAAGGTGGGGTGTGGATTCCAAAAGCAGTATCTGGAGTAACATACGGAACTAATGGTTTTCACGTAGACTTTGCAGATAGTAGCGACATTGGTAATAACGCCAATAGCACAGATGGAACAAATGATTTCACCACTGTAACTAATCTAGCCGCAAGCGATGGCGCTGTCGTGCCGGACAGCCCGACC